CCAGTTACACCACTTCCATCACCACCAAAGAAGTCAACTCTAGGTGGACCACATCTCAAGACATTTGTACTACAATCTGGAGCGACTGGATCTGCATCGATAGCATTATCTATGTCATCAATAAGTGGATTCACCAGACGATTCAAATCCGCTCTCTGAAGTATCTTATCAAAGTTATCAATATCATTCTTGTATGGACCATAACGACTTGACCAGGAGTTAGCAGGAGGACACTTCAGTCCATCACAAGCAAGAATACTTAAGAACAGGTTTGCAAGTTTAATTCCTTTCGAAATGATACTACTTACATTTCCAAGAACACCACCAAATACATTACTCAGTTGAGCTACAAGAGGACCAACAGTGTTGTCTAAAACATTGAACAACTGACCAAACATATCACCAAGGAAGTTTTCGATCGCACATGCAGGTACATCAAAAACTCTGTTGATCATATTTTCAATACTATCTTTGAGATAGTTTTTCAGTTGTTTACCAACTTTCTCAAACAAACAGAATATCAAATCAACGATAGATTTTACAGCTTTACCTGTTTGTGGTTGAAGTGGTTTTGGAACGATAGCTCCAAATGTTATATCTAATTTTTTTAAAATTTCTTTTACTGTCCACGCTCTCGCACGACGAACCAAGTTCGTCATCGAACTATGAACTCTAGAGACGACAGTCTTTACTTCCTCATTGATGTTAATAATCTTTCCAACGACTGGATCAATATAAACACTCTGAATTTTTTGAACCTGTCGAAGTCTAGCGATGAAGTCCTGAACCATCTTTGTGATTCTACCGATCTCGGTGTCCTCACATGGACTTCTAGCATCTATGGTTTCATCTGTAATATTTTCTTTATGAGAGTTAGATAGAGCTTGGTGTATTTTTAATGCACCCTCTCTAAACCGAGGATTACCTTGACTGTTTCGTATCTGCGTAGCTGGGTTGATGGTGTGTAAACCCATGTTCTGTCTTACATCAGGTGGAGTATACGGAATGAATTCCGTTTGTCCAGTAGAGTAAAACTGATTACTACTCAACTGATCAGCAACTTGTTTGAAGAGAGTTCCAAAAACAACAGGTTGTTGACCATCCTCACCATCGGCAAAAAATCCGATGACAGTTTCTCCACCCTGAAGCATCATACTTTCACCCTGTCCACCAGTGACAGACATGTTTGCAGGTAACAAAACATGTGCTAAGGGAAGATCCTTGTCTGGAAGGTCAGGTTCTGGAGAATGATGACCAACAATACGAACTCTAGCACGATGGCTATAGACCTCTTCACCAGACTCTGTTTCATACGTGTGCAGAGCAGTAGTCCAGTTAGCCTTCTTAGGATCAGTCACTTGACCGATCCACCACTTGAAGGGGTCTTTACCAAAAAAATTACTAGAGAATTGTTGCATCAGTCTTCGTAAATTCTACACTCGTCTGCTTCTGGATTTTCATCACAATACATTTCAAGAAAACTTGGATCGTGATGATCTCCTGCTTCGATTTCTTTTGCGTGTTCTTTGGCGTAACGTTCCAGATGTTCTAGTTCATCAGCAGTGTGACGACGCATCTGAGGAGAAACGGTTGGGTCCTGAAGGATCTCTTTATCCTTCTCGATATGTTTTTCGATGCTTTCCATAATGGTGTATGGTTTTTACTATTTAAGCGGTTGCCGTGAAAGTGTCTCTTACAAGAGACAGTTGTGTGTGTGCCTTGTTACCACCAATCTCATGTTTAAGTTCGGAAATGAGATATTTCCCACTTAAATCTGTTCCATCCGTTCCATATCCAAGACTTTTTTGATCAGATGTAGGAAGTGGTAAATCAATATCTACAGTCTGTCCAGCTCGTAAAGTTGGATTACATGGAACGACGATGTTCAGAGATTGAGAGAATAACAAGTTGTTTCTAGCATAGGAGTAGTTCTGATAAACGGCAAGGTTTTCTTGTGGTTCCAACTCATCTCTCTTTGCACCAGTTTGC